TTAATCAAGTAACGCCTTATGGCAACTTAACATATAACATTGGCGGTAAAGATAGTTTTGGCAATGATATGTACACGGCTACACAAACACTAACACCTGCTCAACAAAGAATATTAGAACAAAACCAAGGGTTAAGTTCAGGCCTTTTAAATACAGCGCAACAAGGTTTAAATTACGCTGGCGGTTTAATGGCTAGGCCAGGCGTTGATTTATCGCAATTACCACAAATCGGCATCAATCCAGGCGAAACATACTCTGATGCTATTATGCGTAGACTAGCACCTCAAATTGCTCAAGAAAGTCAATCATCTGACGCACAATTGGCAAATCAAGGTATTGCACCAGGCACAGAGGCGTATGCTAATGCTAAGCGTCAATTAGCTATGAGCCAAAACGACAGGCAATTAGGTGCTATTACTAGCGGTATGAACGTAGGCATGGGCGCTAATCAACAAGCCTTTAATCAACAAGCCTACAATCAAATGCAACCTATTAATGTCATTAATGCTTTGCGTACAGGTTCACAAGTTCAAAATCCTAGTTATGCAAGCGTACCTCAACAAGCAAACGTAGGTGGCCCTGATATTCTTGGCGCTACTAACGCTTTATACTCAAATCAAGTAAATGCTACTAACGCAGAAAATGCAGCAAATGCTTCTTTTTATGGTGGATTAATGAGCGCTGGAGCTAAATTAGCTTCTGACATTAACCTTAAAGAAAACATTAAACGTATTGGCACGCACGATTTGGGAATTGGCATTTATTCATACAATTACAAAGATGGTTATGATTTGCCTAAAAATATGCAAATTGGTGTAATGGCTCAAGAGGTTGAAACTGTGATGCCTGAAGCTGTTTCTATAATGTCTAATGGCTTTAAAGCCGTTGATTACTCATTGTTAGGAGCTTAACATGGCTATTATGGATTTTGGTAACAACAATATGCAAGAAACAGCCTTACCTCAAGATGACACATTAATGCAAATTGATTTAAAGCGTAAACTTGCTTTAGCAGACGCTTTGCGAAAACAACAAATGCCTGAAGGTCAGATGGTGTCAGGCTTTTACGTAGCGCCATCATTTACACAATATTTAGATAACGCCATAGGTCAATATCAAGGGGCTAAACAAGAAAAAGAAGCACTAGGTCAGTTTGGTGAGTATCAAAAGGGGAAGCAAGCTAAATATGCTAATTTGCTAAATGAACTTGGTCAAGGCAAAGAAGTTACTGCCCCTATGGATTACAACGAAGCTGGCAATATGCCTGGTATAGAACAAACTACTCGTCAGCCATTTACTCAGCAAGAATATATTGCTAAAGTTGGTGGAGTTATGCCTGAGCTTTTACCTGATTTTCTCAAAGCTGATATTACTAATAAATTTAAACAAGAAGCTCCTGTTAAATTAAGCGCTAATGAATCAATTGGTACTATGGTTAATGGAAAATTTGTTCCTGCTTATACAAACACCCCAACACCAAAATTTGCTGATAAATTTAGCAACATTAAAGTTGATGAAATTACAGGAAAGACTTACGGCATTAATAATGAAACAATGAAAGTTGAAGAAATCCCAGGTTCAACATTAAGTCCTAAGCCAACAACACCAAGAAATGTACAGTTTGAAAAAATACGTCAAGGAACTAAAGAAGTTACTTATCAAATTAATGCTGATGGAACTCGTACAAAAATTGCAGAAGGCCCTGCGTTTGCACCTGAAAAACCACAGCCAGACCCGTATCATTTTAATGATAAGCCAATGCCATCATTAACAAATTCTAAAGGATGGACTTTACATACAGATGCAAAAGGTAATAAAGCTTATGTAAGTCCTGATGGAAAATCATTTGAGGAGGCAAGATAATGCCATTTGACCTATCTACTGCACAGCCAGCACAACAAACAATGCCTCAAAATCTTACAGGCGATGATTTCTTAAAAACAATTCCTCCGTCTGCTGCAACATTAGTTAAAAAATACGCAACAGGAGAGCTTGCTGTTACTCCTCAGATGACAAGAACTCCACAAGGCGTTCAATTGCTTACAGCTATTACTCAATATGACCCTACGTTTGATGCTACAAATTATCAAAAACGTCAACAAACTGCTAATGCTTTTGCTAAAGGGCCGCAAGGCAATGCAGTTCGCGGTGCTAACCAAGCGCTTTATCATATGGGTCGTTTATATGAAAATATTGAGAACCTAGATAATTTTGGTGGCATTGCAACTCCATTAAATGCACCTATTAATTACATACAAAAAACATTTGGTGACCCTAGACAAGAACAATACAAGCAAACTGTTCAAGCTGTTGGTTCTGAATTGCGTAGAGTATTTGCTGGTGCTGGCGGTGGTTCATTAGCCGAATTAAAAGATTGGAAAGAGGCTTTTGACCCAAACGCATCTAAAGAGCAACAAAAAGCATATTTAATGAATGGTGTTGAATTATTGCATGGCGGCTTAGATGCTCTTAATCAGCAATATCAACAAGGCATGGGATTAAATAAAAATGTAAATGATTTGCTTGCACCATCGTCTAGAAAAGTTTATGAAAGTTTAATGATAGGTGAAAATCCTAATGTAAAAACAAAACAAACTCCAGCTCAAAAAATGGGTAACGCATTAAAAGCAAACAGCCCTACAGGGTTGCCTTCATCAGATGATATTGCTGCTGAAATTGCTCGTAGACAAGGACGTTAAAAATGGATTTAAGTCAATTATCAGATTCAGATTTAATGGCTTTGCAGGCAAAGGATTTAAGCAAGGTATCTAATAAAGGGTTACAGCATTTACAAAGTTACAGTTATACAGGCGATATTCCTACGCCAATGTCATCAACTTATCAACAACCTAAAGCTAAAAGTTTTTTAGATAAAACTGCCGAAACATTGTCAAGCGGCAAATATGGAACTATGCAAGATTTGGCTTATGGTGGCGAACAACCAGCAGGTAGCTTTTTAGGTAGAGCAGGGCAACTTATTGATGCGTCTGGCATTACTGGACTAGCGCCTGAAGTCAGCCCTCTTGGTGGAGTTACAAGATTAACTAGCGCTAACAAAGCTAAACTAGCTGCTGAAAATGCTGCTAATTCAGCTAAAAATTCAACCGTTGCAAGAAAATTAGGTGATTTATTAAGTGGTGTTGGAAGTGCTGTAGGTTCAATTCCTAGCAGATTATTAGCTTTTGAATCACAAAAAAATCCTGAAGCATTTAATACTATTTATCAAGCATACAAGCAAAACATTCCAGAACTAAAGCAAGCCATTAATGAAGCTACGCCATTAGGCAAAGAGTTATATAATGACATGGTTTATAACTACACAAGAAAACTACAAGTTCCACATGATGTAGCAATTCTAGCAGAAGATTACACAAGAGGCCACCCTCAAGGGCTAGGTGCTTGGGATTTATTAACTCAACATTACAAAGATTTGCCAATAGATATGCCAGCAGCAGTAAAAAGAACGCAAATGCCATCTTACAGGCCTTTTGAACAATTAACTGACGCTGAAAGATTAAAGCAAGCGACACAAGCTGGCGTTGATACTGCTGTATTTAACCCAGTTCCAGCTAAAACAGGTGTAGATGACATCGCTAACATTGCAATGACTTTGGGTAAAAAAGCAATATTGCCTAGCATAGCTCAACCGTTAGCAGCTTTATCATCTCCTCGTGTAGCTCGTATGGCAGCCATTTTAGCAGGTCAAGGTGCTAATGTTGCAGGCAAGGTTGGCGATGCAGCTACAAGGGCTGTAAACATGCTACCACAAGCTTCATTAGAAGATTTAATTAACGCTGGAATATTGGACGTAAGAACAATGAGAGCAAATCAAGGAGAGCAATAAATGGCACGTAACGGAAGCGGTACATACGTACTACCAGCAGGGAATCCTGTAATTACAGGTGGCGTTATATCATCTACATGGGCTAACAATACGCTTAATGATATTGCATCTGCTTTGACTGGCTCTATTGCTACAGATGGTCAAACTAGCCCTACAGCAAATCTTACAATGGCTGGCTTTAATCATACAAACGTAGGTGTTGCTACATTACGCTCACAATACGCTACAGCAGGTCAAGTTCAAGACTCATCAGCAACATTACTATCAGGAATATCTGGCACTAACACAATTGTGGCTACAGCGCCATTAACTATGTCAGCTTATGCTACAGGACAAATCTTTACATTTATACCTGCTGCAAATAATACAGGTGCGGTAACAATTAACATTAATGGTATTGGTGCGAAAGCCATTACTAAAGGCGGTACAACAGCATTAGCAAGCGGTGACCTTGCAACTAGCGTTCCATACCAAATATTTTATGATGGTACTCGGTTTCAATTATTAACAGGAGCTTTATCTGCTTCATTATCTGCTTCATCTGGAAGTTCATTAGTAGGATACACGCAAGGTGGAGCTGGCTCTGTAGCTACAACAGTTCAATCAAAACTACGTGAAGCTATTTCAGTTAAAGATTTTGGCGCTGTAGGCGATGGTACAACCGATGATTATGCGGCTATTCAAGCAGCGTTAAACTATGTAGGGAGTACAGGTGGTGGTACTGTAATAATGCCAAAAACAAATGGTCAATATCGCATTACTCAAGGACTTAAACTTCCAGCATACACTACATTGCAAGGTGTTGCGCCTGATAGATACCCTTTTAATAGTGGAGCAACTAATTCTTCGTGTTTATTTGCCGACTTTTCTGTAGCTAACCAATGGGTAATTGATACTTCTGCCACTAAAGTTTCTACGGGTTTGCCTTTTGCCTATAACGAATTGTGCAATAACGTAGCGCCAAACTTTGTATATAACTCTTGTGTGCGTGATTTATTTATTCGTGCAGGTAGCACTATGCCTTGGGGCGGTATTCGTATTCAAGGATGTCCTGGCGCTGTTGTTGACAATGTTTCGGTTATCGGTTGCGGGACAGGTATGTTAGTAAACTACACGTTTGGCGGTAATTTTAGTTTTCATTGTTTAACACCTTATTACGGTGTCGTAGCATGGGATAATGTAAACGCTAATAATTGGGAATTGTATTGTTCTGCAACAACACCTGTTGCACAAACTGTTCCTGTAGGCTATTTGCAACCAATGATGAACGCATTAAATGGGTCAATGGTGTCTGTATTAAAATTAAATACCAATGCACATTACAACCGTTCATGGGGCGTAATTTTAGGTGATAGCGGTACAAGCACAAGCTCTAACAATAGCTTAGACATTACTGTTGAACGCTATTCTGGCGGTATATTCCAATACTATTCATACGGCACAGTTTTTAATAAGTTTTATTTTGAAGGCACAGGCACTACAGAAATGAACTACGCTTGTGTATCTGCATATTCTAGATGGGTATCTAATTCGCTACACGCTTATTTAGTTAGTTCTTCTTGTTATTATGTTGATTTAGGTATTGCTAATCAAATTAGATTAACTCCTATTGGATTAAAACTTGGTTCTTATGGATTTGGGCCTTTCTTAGACAATTCATCTTTAGTCACAATTGATGGCATAGAGCCTTCTTTATTTGGCCCCGCAGTTCCACAATTTAATATGTATTACACGGCAGGTAAACTTAGAACAGCCGTATCTGCGTTTCAAAATTCATGGGCAAGCGTTGGTGGATTGTATGACACAGTAAACTATGAATTAAAAATGCAAATACATGAAGTCAATTTGACAGGTGCAATTACTGGCGGTTCTCCTGGAACTGTGGCTTTTACGCTTCCTCTTGGCTATCGTCCATTATATAGAGTTCAACTTTCAATTTATGGCGGTACTGTGCAAATTGACCCAGACGGTAAGTTCTATGTTCTTACGGGCACTACCGTGGCGCTTGAAGGCGTAAGATTTACGGCTTCGCCTTAATTTAAGGATATAACATGGAAAAACTGTTTGCATTACTAGCTAAACTATCAAGCCCATGTATCCCAGTACCATTAGATAAGCAAGCACACTTTGTTACAGGGGCTATAGTTGGTTTATTTGGATTTTTGATACTTGGGTATTACTCTTTAATTTTAGTAGCTGTAATTGCTGCGTTTAAAGAGTATTATGATTATTTACATAAAAACATTCACACTTGTGATTTTTATGATTGGTTAGCCACGGTTCTAGGTGGTGTTTTTGCTTTAATTTTAATTTACTTAGGACTATCATGATTGACCAAGGTATTATCAATCTTATTATCGGTGCAGTTTTATCTGTTCTAGGTTGGTTTGCTAGACAGCTATGGGATGCAGTTCAAGACCTTAAACAAGATGTTAAACAAATTGAAGTTGATTTACCTACACACTATGTCCGCAAAGAGGATTTAGAGAGTAGACTAGACAGAATAGAAGCATCACTTAATCGTATTTTTGAGAAACTAGACCACAAGGCTGACAAATGAACGATGAGCAAGAAGCAGTAGAATCATTAATAGAACGTGCTGTAGGTCAAACAATTGTTGAAGCAGGTATTGACAATGATGAGTTTTTCATGTATCTAGAAGATGGTACTAAAATAGTGCTATTTTCTGATGAGGATTTGCAACTTTATTATGAGCTACCCGACCAGCCCCACTAGGACACATTTCGTATTGCCTGACGTGCAAGCTAAAGACGGCAATGATTTTACATTCTTAACCTGTATCGGCAAGTACATTGTCGATAAGAAACCTGATGTAATTATCTGTATTGGCGATTTTGCTGATATGGAGTCTTTAAGCTCTTATGACGTAGGCAAGAAGTCGTTTGAGGGTAGGAGTTACCAAAAAGATATTTGGGCGGCACGTCAAGCTATGGATGCCTTGCTGACCCCTCTATATGAGTATAACGACAAGCGTAGGAAGCTAAAAGAAAAGACTTATCGTCCTCGCATGGTATTAACGCTTGGCAATCACGAAGCACGTATCAACACAGCAATTAACAACGATAGGAAGCTAGATGGCCTTATCTCTACCGATGACCTACCGTATCAAGACTGGGAAGTTTATCCTTTTCTCGAAGTTGTTGTTATTGATGGTATTGCCTATTCTCATTACTTTACTTCTGGCCCCATGGGTCGTCCTGTTTGTAGCGCTCAAGCACTCCTTACAAAGAAGCACATGAGTTGTTTTGCAGGGCATCAGCAAGGGCGCAACGTTGCTTACGGTATGCGTGCTGATGGCACAGAAATGACTGCCATAATCGCAGGTAGTTGTTACGAGCATAAAGAGGATTATCTAGGCGCACAAGGTAACAATCATTTTAGAGGCGCTTATATGCTTTACGATGTAGAAGATGGACGATTTGATGAGTTGCCATTAACGTTGAAATACTTAAAAAATAGATACGCATAATAACTGCCCCTTAATTGGGGCTTTTTTGTAGGTAAAAATTATGATGAAAATTAAAGTCTGCGAATGTTGCGGAGATATTTACGAGCAAGACGATGCTCTAGAGGACTTGCAAGTTTGTGGGGAATGTAATTTTTATGATGAAACTTTAATTGGAATAATTGATTTAGAGGATGAGAAATGATTAACGAATTTATAGCAACAATATTCTTAGCACGTGACGTAGCACACAGAGAGCATTTACGCACTAAAAGCTATTCACAGCATAAAGCCCTTGGTCACTTCTACGAAGACATTGCAGAGCTTGCAGATAAGCTAACAGAGGCATATCAAGGTCGCTATGGCATCATTAAAGACATTCCTATCCTTACGGAAACAGAGAAGTATAAAGAGCCTATTTATTGCATTGCTGACAAGTTATCTTATCTTGAGAAAAACCGTTACAAGTGTATCACTAAAGAAGATACCGCATTGCAGAACATTGTAGACGAAGTTGTTGGCGAGTTCTTGTCGCTAATCTACAAACTTGAAAATCTAAAATGATAAACAGTCGTAACCTTTCTGATTTACATCCTAAGGTTAAAACGCTGTGCGAGCAGTTCATTGCATCATGCGCCAAGCAAAACATAGACGTATTGATTACATCTACTTATCGTGATGCTGAAAGCCAAAATGCTTTGTATGCTCAAGGCAGAACTGCGCCAGGCAAAAAGGTAACTAACGCTAAGGGCTGTCAATCATTCCATAATTGGCGTGTAGCTTTTGATTTTGTGCCTATCGTCAATGGTAAAGCTATGTGGGCTGATACTGCATTGTTTACCAAGTGTGGCGAGATTGCAGAAAGTGTTGGCCTTGAATGGGCTGGGCGTTGGAAAACATTTAAGGAACTAGCACATTGTCAGCAGACTTTTGGATTAACGCTTGCAGACTTCCAAGCAGGTAAAACAATTTAAGGAGTAGCATCATCGACCCGATTACAATCCTAGCGGCACTTGGCCCTGTAGCAGTAGACTTAGGTAAATCCCTCATCAATCGCTTTATTGCGCCTGACCAATTTAAGCCTGCAACCATTGAGCAATACGCTCAGATGAAGCAAATAGACTTAGAGTTCTTTAAGGTAATGAACGAGGCTGGTGGTGGCAATCCTAGCTATCCGTGGGTAGAGGCTATCATCCGCTTAATGCGCCCTACAATCGGCATCCTAGTATTGGGTACGTGGGCTTATTTAGCTTTGGTGGGTAGCGGTGAAGTAAACGAGCAAGTATCTAACTTTGCCTCTGTTGTAGGCTTTTACTTGTTTGGTGAGCGCAGTTTATTTTATGTTAAGAATAAGAAATAATACTTTTCACTACTAGCAATACATGATTGTCCCGATGCGTCAAAACTGCATTTCTGTTAATATGTAATACATTCAATGCAAAATTCGTTGTGTTGAATATATTTGACATTATTACACACAAAGGAAATTATCATGTGGACACGCCCAGCAGCTAC